CCGGCCCACCGAATATCTCCAAAGCCATGTATACAACCACGACTCTGAGGACGACGAAAAGCCATTGAAAGAATAGCATTTGCAGTGTTGATGATTTGGAAACCATTATCGAGTCTCTTGGTGATATAAAGAGGGCGTACCTCAGCTCCTTTGAACCAGTCAGTCCCGCAAGATTCACGGAAATGACCAGACGCATAGCTCTTCGAGAGGTTAGGAATAAAACCCATCTCTTGGAGCGCGGTGACAACTCGGTCGTGATAGGCGGTTGGATAGACTAGGTCATCTCCAAAAACCGACACGTGAGGCCACCTTTTCACAACTCGACCGTTAATACGCTCATAGACCGCCGGAACAACGGATGTCACGATCGCGTAGAACAGGATTGACTCCAGTTCAAACGTGAACGCGTTACCCATGCTCGAGATCATCTGAAACACGTGACGAGCTGGAACATTCTTCGCGCTACAGTAGGACGCTGGAAGAGTGCACGATGAGCTAGCGAACGACTCTAGCAACCCGTACCAACCAGGGGGTAAAACAGACGCGAGAGGACCACGGCAGTTTGTGTCGGAAGCAGAGGTTAAGTCACTCGTGGCGTAAAGCCCCGTAAGTGACCCAATCCTTGCTAGCTCCTGATTTCGACGCCAGGCCAACCTTAAGTCAACCCCAGTTGCCTTTTGAAAGAGGTCCCGTAGACACGCAGCTATACCAGCCTGCATCCACGATTCCATCATGGGTTCAGCTAAACAAACCCTATCCATAAGGAACTTCTTCGGAACAGTGAATAAAACACTTCCCTCGACTACTTCGAACCGTTCGTGACGGCCGTAGGATGAGCGAGTAGCTCTATCCCATTGCGGAACATGTGACAGTATCCGCGAAGCGATCGGGATCAATGATGGAGAAAGGGTTGGCTTCACAGCGAACTTTATCTCCGGCCCAGTTTCTGTACTCCCCAGCGGGTAACCACTGTGAGTTCCGGGCCCCCATGCACCATTAACAGCTATCTCTTGGAGGGTCGGGACTCTTGTCCCGAGGATCTCTTCCAAACGTTCGGCGATCTTTTGGCTGAGGTCATCCTCAGGCCGATCACGCCACCGAGCGTTGGTAAGCGCGTTTTTAGCTTCGCACTCAAGAAACAAACTGATCGCATTTTCACCGCTCTCATCTTCAAACCCTTTGAAAGGATACTTAGACAAAAGCTTCACCAGTTGGCAATCCCATCCGAATTTGTACGTATACACCGAATTTTCCGCGGAGTGATCCACGTAATCAAGCGGGTTAACGGACAAGGAAAGGAGCTCAGTAAGAGCCGAGCGGTCCAGAGGACCTGTGCCTTCTTTTAGAATTGCGCACAGCCGTCTCACCTTTGGGGCGATAACGGAAGTACGTGGCGCGCGTGATGCAAGCGAGTCGAGGATGCTAATGACGAAACGATCATTAGCACGAGTGTGATTTAGGCTTTCACACAAAGCATAGTCTAGGCGCCTCCGATCTCTCGGAGACTTCGCACCTCGCTTTTTATAAAGCTTCTCCCACACATCGTTATTGCTAATGGGCGGAATTTCAACCAACGGAGTTCTCACGACCGGAGGTTGGAGATCGTTCTGTGCTAACCCAAGAACTGGTCCGACAAGCGACTCATCAAACATGACCATGACCACCTTTTAAATGAAAGGATTTTAGAACGGAATAACACCATTGATGAAGGGATCGGTGACGAGTGCAAACCCGACCGTCCCCGCATTTCCTGATGCCATCGCCGACATTTGCGCCTTGATATCGAGACGGACGTTTACTGGGCAGTTGGACGGGACATGAAGTCCAGTCCGGCTCAGCGAAACGATTCCCGCCACGACGCCGGGGCTTGTCGACAGTTCGTACGGCCATTGCCACAACGTTTGCGAGTGCCGCAGAATGGTCCCATCTTTCGACTTGGTTTCAGTCGTACGATGAGTCAGGGTCTGCGCAAGAGCGATGTTGGTCACACCAGTCTCCCGAAGCACGAAGCCATCGGCCACGTTGGAAACGCGGCCCATCGTGACAGTGCGGGCGGTGGTGCCATCAGAGCGGAGAAGTCCGCCGATGGTTGCCGATGAAATATAACCCATTTTGATACCTCCGAAGGAGTAAAGTATGTCAAATCCTGAAACGGCCTAAGGGAATGTTTCTAAATAAAGCAGCTGCATCGAGCAATCGCTTGCCTGTCAGCAGAACCTTAGGTGTCCAGACCGGGGCCGGGTTAGGCCACGTATGACGTGAGTAGTGAGAAGCCTCGACTGAAACTTTTTCGCCTGTAAGAGTGCGATTAGTCCAGTAGTCACTAGATATGTGACCAGAGATCTCGCCCGATGCGTATCTGTATACGCTGTAGCCGCTGTCAACAACCTGGTACCCCGCGAGAGCGGAACAGCGGTCCAAGTAGTTCCCAATATCAAGGGCCCAATCAGCAATGAACGATCCGGGGATAAGCTCCCAGATACTAGAAGGCCAGTTTAAAAGGCCCCATTGGTTCATTTCATGAACTGATTGATTTTGTACGGTTAGTTTCAACCACGCCGACACCTTCGCGTAATGTGTAGTTTCAGCTTTCCAGCTGAGACCACCACCAGCGCTTTGGTGAAGAAGGAATGGAGGATCCCAGTACCCGTACGAGTAAGATTCTACCCGTTCACCCTGAACGACAGTCCGGTTAGCCCGGATAGGTATTTCTTGTGGCTTGTTGGAGAGTAGCATACTGGCCGCTGTTTTTGCCAGTTCTTCAACATCCATGACTCCAGTCATGATACCATAACGGTATACTAACCATGCTGAAGCTAGCTCACCGCTGTGATGCTTAGGCAATCTCTTCCCAGAGAGTGTCCCGCCGAAAATCTGGCGCATCTTGCGAACCGCCCCAGAGGGGTCACGTCTCGCTTGACGAAGCAATTTCCAACCCTGATTTGCCTTTTGGGCCAGGGCCGCGATAAGCTCTACAGTCTTCCCCATTTCAGCCACAAACACAGGAGTCGCAAACTGTTGACCAGCAGCAAGGTCAAAGCATGCATTTTGTGCTTGAGTTAAAGCATCGCCGATGTCAAAGGCGAAGGGAAGATTCTGTACCCATGAGATCTTAGGATAACACGTCCCCGACCGCTCCGAATAGGTAGCGTAGGAAGGTGTAGCCTCTGTGATCAAGAAGGCCTGAGGCCACGATTGCGCTCGCGCGTTCACGTAACCCCGGGTGCTCTTCCATGGTTTGGGTCCAACGTACCAACTCCTGTACTTAGTGAACGAATCCACCCAAGTATTTGTTGTAGAGCCGGATTCGTAGTTGCCATTCCGGTAGTTTTTTGATGTTACACTGAGGGTTGACCCCTGAGCAACATTTTCTACCTTATTTGTCATGATTTCTTGACATCCTATGGTTATCAGACCCATAGCCCCCACAAGGGTGTCTTGGGTTACGATTGTGGAGGTTCGCCGGATGCTAACCCGGCTATTACAGCCTCGACGGTCCCGTGTGCCACCTTGTGCCTCACGGTTGACGCCAAGGGCGTGTAAGCCGACAGCCCAATGACCCCGTTTATAAGGGTCGGTTACATGGAACTGCGGCACGGCCTTCTTACAGGTCGGGTAGTTTCCACTCTGCCTTCTTAGATTTCTCTAGGCAGTGAGTACACA